AACCCGTATAAGAATTGTTCCTCATCAGTAATACCTTTTTTATCTAATTCCTCACTTCGTTTTGCTGAGGGAAGTTTGGAAAAGAACTCCGGTCTCATCGCTTGTTTAACCATTTGGTCCTCCTATCATTGGTGGTCCTTGTTGTGGTTGTATAGGTGGTGATACTGATCCCTGTGGCATTGGTGTACCCTGAGCGCCTTGTGGTTGAGCGCCTGGTTGGGCAGGGGTTTGATTCATTCCCTGAGCTTGTATCTGTTGCATCGCCGCCTGCACCTGTTGGGTTTGCTGTTCGTGAAGGGCGGTTATTCTTTCCTGAGGTGTCTGTTCGACCAAGATTTTATCCCAATCCTGAATACCCAAATTGACGATTATCTTTTTAAGGAGTTGTCCGAGTTTCAATTCCATTCCTTCGCTTTGCAGTTGAGCGATAACGGGATTCATTACCGCACCTTGTCGGGTTTGAATAACAAGCATATTTAATAACTGGATAAGATTCTGTTGTTGACTCTTTTGATCTAACGCATACGTTGATCCTGATTCAATTTCCCAATCATATAACGTAGATGCGGTTTTCTTTTTATCAATCGTCAACTTACCGGTATTTTCGTCGTACATTTCTTGGATATCGGGATAACTTAATGCAAGTTGTTCAATCTCCGATTTGAACATCCGAATAGTAATTACTGAGGATTGTTTCTTTGAAACCAAATTAACAAATTTCTTATACACTTTACTGACGAACTGTTCCATCATAAATCTATCTGCATTATCTCTGGTATTTTCCCGTTGGGCTTGCATCTGAATTGCCTGCGGGGTCTTTCCAAAATCCGCTCCGCCGCCTGCTTGAGAAGTTACCGTGGTATCCGTTGTTCCGAAAAGATTTTGTAGAGATCCGTTAGCTACTCCATAGACATTATTAAACGTTAAAATACCTTGAGGATTTAAGTTAATGGGAGAAACGGCTCCCTGTACTGCGTTGGCTCCTGTTCTCATCATCCACTTCGAGGCAGGAACGGCCTGAATACTTGAAGGAACGGCGATTGCATCTTTATTAATTGCGATCGGGGGGAAGATAGACATCTTGACTGCCTGTAAATATAAATTCCATGCGGAGTTAATAACATTCTGCATGGGTGCTCCCCGTTCAAAATCTCCCATCCCCATGAAGTCATCCAAGAGAGGAATCGCACTCTTTCCTATAACGGGAAGTTCATCGTTATCATGTGGGTTCTTTCCATCTCTAAAAATACCGTCTTCCTTTGCATCCACGACGTAATCAATCCACCGATCTCCTTCATACTGACTTAAAACTTCGAAGTATCCTTTTTCTTTTGCCTCTGACCCTGTGGGATATTCGGCTTGTTCCCGTTGACTTCTGGACTGGACATCTTTTGCTTGTTTGTCTCCCGTCTTTCCTTTTAATGCAGCAATGATAGCAGGAAGATTCTTAAATCCTTTTTGTTTCGATGCTAAGAGGTTTTCAAAATACGCTAATGATTTCCACGATCTAACAATGACGTAATCTGAATCATCTAAACTCACCGCTCCTACTTGAGGGAAAATGTCACGGATGTTGAGAAGCCTCATATCGGGTCCGATATATCCATTGGGTTTGACATCCCAATCAACGAGAGCGAAGAACTGGCCGTAGATATTTGAGTAGAGATCAACCATCCGGAATTTCGTTAAAAGATCAAACTGTGCATTCGCATTCGGGTTCACATATTTATCGATAATCAAACTCATGAGTTGTGTCGTCCCTAAATCGTTCTTAGAAATTGCTTTGACTTTTCCTGTAGCAAGTTGCGCCATCACCCGATAGGAGCGTTCCAATGTAAGAGTAGAGAGTTTCGGATCGAAGTTCTGGGATTTAGACTCCTGAGAAATAGCGTCGTTTAATTGATTATGAAAGAGTTGCTCAAACTTATCCCACCCCATTCGTTTGGTAACAAGATAGTCTTCGGCTGCTTGTTTACGGTTGAGGATTTCCTTAATTGCTTGTTGCATAAAAAAAGCGACCCTTGTAAGGTCGCCCGAACTCCCATATGGAGCATTGACTTACCTGTAGTATATCACATCACGTCAATAGCGGATTCTTTTTTGTACGACAAGATTCAAAGATTTCAAATCCACCACCCCGTCTTTTAAAATAATGTTAACGCTTATCTGGCCGTATTGCATTAACTTCACTTCGCTCTCCAGTATCGTGTGAAACGTCAGGTTCTTTTTTAACAGGTGAGAGACTTGTGTATTCACTGATGGTGATAGTTCTGAATTGAGCATAATCTTCTATATTTCCCTGATTCACCCGTAGGTTAAAAGTAAACAACCCATTCTGTTTTAATTCTATATCTTTTTCAATATCTACGTGCGGTCGTATATTGTGTTGGTTAATAGTAAAGTCATAGTTCATAGCATCGCCACTCGTTTTATATCATCAGGAATATTCATATCATCCCCTTGATCTTCTAACGGATGGAAAGAATTGATTGCATATCTACAATTGTGAACGAGGATTCCATTAGCGAAGTATTCGTGAGTATCTTCAACCGATAAATCGTATACGTTCTCTTTCCAACTTTCTCCTATACCGAAACGCTTTAGCTTTACAGTTTGGATGACAGTACTTTGATTTTTTAGGATCTCTTGTTTGATAATGTTTCCCGCACTGTTGACATATACATTCACTGAATACTCTCTTTGCATAGGATTCAATTCCGTGTTGTTTATGCCAAATGATTCCGGCAGGAGATCCGTGCCACTTCTTAGCAACTGTAATACCTCTGAATTGAAACTCTTTAGCCCATTGTGGATTATCTCTAAATCTTTTTTTTGCGTGTTCTGACCGGTGAACACTTTTTGATTTAAGTTCCAAATTCTCAATCCTGTTATCCCATGTATTACCGTTTTTATGATGGACATCAAATCCTTTCGTGACTTTCCCATTGAAGTATTCCCAGATAAAGACGTGCATCCGATTACGTCCTTTTGAAAAATATTTTTCTCTGGGATAGAGCATCCACGTTTCTCCCTTGAACTTCTGTTCAGGTATACCTCGTCTCCCGATTGTAATTTTGAAATTTGTTTCCATCCTGATCTTGTTTTAACTCTATGAATTTTAGTACACGTAAGTTTAACATACTTTGTACCGTATTGCAACCAGTAATTATTTACTTGTTTCACTCCGTTATTATGTACCTTCAAAACTCTTTTATACCCATCACCTGTTAATACTAAATTTCCTACCTTAATATCTTTAATAGGTACTTCTCCCTCTGAAGTCATAATATAAGTACTTCCAATAAAACAAGCGTCCATGTGATGATTCCAAATAGGAGAAGGAGTAGAGTCTTTATTAAGAACCCCATCCCTATTGGGTATCCACATATAATTCCTGTACTCTTTAATCGCATTAATACTTCGTTTCGTAATACTTATTCTTTGTTCCTGAACATACTGGATTCCTTTATTGACCGATCCGGCTCCTTTAATACTCGGTAGAATGGTAAGTCCGTAGGTCATTAGTTCTTCGATAGACTTGGGTTCACTGGAGTCAGCAATAACTACCGCCCGTTCTACATTGGTTAAGATATCCGATATCTGTCTATTGGAAAGTCCTTTTTGATTACATATTTCATCAATAATTATCCCCCCATCGTATTTATAAACCGCATCTATAGCAGTAGGATCATTGGAATACCCGAAGTCCAGTCCATACCGTTCAAGTCGGGCTTCATGAGGAACACCATCTATAATCTTCCAGTCAGTATAAATCCTTCCCTCTATATCACCTAACTTCCCAAGACCATACACATTCCACCAGTTCTTATTCCCTCTTCTCACCTCTAACGCATCGACCTGGGAAGGACTCAAGGCCTCATTATCCTTATAGGTTAGGGTGATAAAATCGACATCCTGTTTGGGTAAGACCTCAGAGTACCACCAGAACTCACTCACGGGATTCCAGTCTAAAAAGATACAATCCTTTGTCCTGATTTCCAATTGAGTATAGGTCTCATAGGTTATGTTGTTTGCCTCGTTAATGAAGATGATGTCCCTACGGGGTCCTCTGACTTTCCCAGGTTGATCCGCACTGAAGAACTCTATAATCGAATGTTTGGGAAACTCATAAATACAGTCAGTCATATTCCATCTCTTTGAATCAAACCTATTTGTCGACTCCATAATATTCAGAAAGTCCCGAATAGCACCTCTCTTTAAATGAGGAAAGGTCTCAGATACTACAGAGAGTAACATTCCTTCTGTTTCATTCGCATAGTCTATAAGCCATAAAAGAATAGAGATTGTCTTTGAAGCACTTGCTCCTCCTGCTACTCCTCTAATTCTCTTCCTCATCTGAAGAATCTTCTTTGTCCCTGTAGTGATTCTAACTTCCATAATCTACCTTTAATATCTCAATCTTAATATACCATCTAAAAAAATGAAACTTAATTATTCTATATCCCATAGTCTAACTAGTACTAAACGAAAATACAGCGCTCTGAATTTGAAATCGTCGTTTTTGAAAAGGGGGTGTGGGGAAGTGTTCTTTGAGAACAAATGATTTGTGAAGGTAGATATATGCATAGGATGGTCCTCCCGTCATTTTCAATTAAAGGTCACTCTTTGGAAACATTTTTCTTTTCTAGCTTCAAGACACGTCGCATAAGATATATTGTACGACGCTAAACACTATCAACAGGTGATACAGTAACGCACTGCTACGTATCTTGTTCCTTAGTAGTAGTATCCTGTTTGATATTGTTTATAGTTTGTACTGTCATACCTCCTAAGATTGATACTACGGTTCGTGCCTGATGTTCACCGTCTTCAAGTAACTCACCAGCCTTACGGTTCATAGCTTGCCAGTAGTCGAAGTTTTTTGGCGCACGTAACATACCCATAGCATCTAAACGAGGTAACCAACGATAGCGTTTAGCTTTATATTGTTCGTAAAACCAGTCTTCAAACCCTGGAATACGAAGCCATCTGTACCAACTTTCCCTTGAAACATGACATAACGGGCTAATATCTGTAGGTGAATCAGTAACAAGCTTTACTGCTGTATCAATCCATGCAATCATAGCGGGCGTAATTCTGAAATTTTCGTTTTTCGTACGTTCTTTTACCAATCTAGCTTCACCCTTCTTTATTAATTCGTTACTCTTTGTAACATCTTCATCTATATGGCGTAGTTCACTTGTTTCTGAAGGTTTATCTAGCTCGTGAGGGATTAATTCTCCATCTTTTAGATCTCCTAGTTTCATTCTCTTATTATATAACATGATAGCAATGGCCGTAGTCTTTCTCTTTCCTTACTCTTGGTTACTCTTTCCCGT